TCCAGTTGCTTGTTGCACCATTTGTTGAAGGCTAGCGGCTTGTGCAAAAGTGATTTGCCCCACTTGCCCAAAGTTGAAAGGTTGAAGTACTTCACGGGGATCTCCATTAGTAAGTATCATTTTGCCGGGACGCACTTCTGGTTTAGCGCCTCTAGGCAATCTAGTCGCATCAATCGCCAGCATAGGATGAATAGTAAGTGACAGGGCGTCAATACGTGCTCGTAGCTCTGTGTCTAGAGCCTTCTGGCTGTTGTAGCCCTTTTCACACACGCCTCTGCCCCAGAACCGTCCGGGTACTACGTCCCAAGGGAACGCAACAACAGGACGATCTTGCATCATGTAGGGGTTGGCTTCTGCCTTCAACAACGTACCACCGTTGGCTACCACCACGATAGCCTCAACGTAACGTGAGTCTTCTTCTACGTCTACACCCTCAGACTCAAGCAGTTCTTTTGGCACTAATCCATAGTACTTAGTAAGCCGTACTTTATCGTCGTTGTAAATCGTAAGGTCTTGGTCAGGCTCTAGGTCTGCGTCAGGGGCCGCTGATTCAATTCTGGCTTCTCTGTACACACCTTTTTCCTGTAGTAGCTCTACACTGTGCTTAGACACGAACTCGTCAACAGCAACACCCATAGCGTCTTCAATAGACGTAGCCACGGGGTCAATCAAGAAGTTCTGAGGCAACACGGGCTTCAGCTTGACTACAACCCGGTCTGTAATGTTGACGCCTACAGCAGTCAACTGTCCGTCCATGATCGGCTGTGTAGCTGGAGCCATCTCTTTGATTTCTTCTAGAGTGATCTCACCAATGCCTATACCAAACACAGCGGCATTAATTAAACATTCGGCTACTGCCTTACGAACTTTACAGGCTTCAAAATCATCAGCTAGTTTTTTACGTAGATACGGAATATCTTCGTTATCTTCATCGTCCATGTCATCGATAATATCAAACCACTTACCTCTGCCAAACGTGGCTTCCTCTAGCTCCGCTACGTTAGACTCTACAGCTTGCTGGAGTGCAGGAGAAATAATCCTAGACCGCTCAGATCCTCTCTCAGAATCCGCAGGATCCCATTGTCCTCTCCAGAGCCTGTAGTACTCTTCAAACTTTTGCTCGTAGTTTGACTCGTAGTGGTCACGCCAGTTTTCACACTTGGTCATCACCCACTCTTCCAGAGACTCCTCAATCATCAGAGGGTCTGGGCTGTAAATTTCTTCTGCCATATTAGTATCCTGCTACTATGTCGAGTATCTCGTGATCGTCTATTTCAAAGTCGTAGCTGTAAGCTACCTTAGCTAACTGGTCTATGTATGCTAGAGCGTCAACCAAGTCATCGTGTGTTAGTGCATCGGGAAACTGGAACAACTGGTCCAAGAACCTAGAGTTCCACTCTCCTTTTCCTAGGGTTACAAAACCGTTCTCAAAGCGCCCCTGTAGCGCCCACATCACTCTGTCAGTCTTCTTCTTGTTACCGTGGGTTAACTCTTCTACTCTAAAGAACTGCCCGTAGCGTTTCATTAAATCCATCAGAGGACTCATTACAGCTTGCTTTGCGATCCCTCGCTCAATACCAACGCTAACGGGTCTGTAGTCTCTAACGGCCTGAAATATCTTGGTGGCAGTCTCGTTAAGCTCCCACCGCCCATGTATAATGTTATCAACGTACCAACCATCAGTACCAACTTTAACGACAGCGATTGCGGTTTCATCTAGTTTAGTGTTCTTCGTCCGTTTCTTGTTTACGTCCTCAAAGCCAGCCAAGTCAACAGCGATGTAGTAGTCTCCTTCCTCTGGCTCTTCTCCGAACTGGACCCAATCTTCTTTAAACATTTCGGAGCCTCTGGCTTCAAACGAGGCCATGAACTCTTGTCTAAAGGCGTAACTCGACATTGATTTTTTTGCCATGTCGATTTCGTTTGGGTCCAAGATTGGATTGTCGTAGCTGGTGAAATGCCAGCCCCTGTAAGTCTCATCTTCACCTAACTCTGCGTACTTGTACAACTCGTAGAAATGGTTCCTACCCATAGGCGTACCTATGAACAATGCTGATCCCTTTTGGTCAGCCAGTGCTGGACGGAGTATCTGTTCCCATACGTCAGGCTTCATGTCTGCGTACTCGTCCATCACGAGAAACTTCAAGGACACACCACGCATTGTCTCTGGCCTGTCGGCTCCCTTGAGACTAATCGTGGCCCCGTTGACCAGCCTGATCTGCAAGTTATTTATGTGTGATCCTGCAATCACAGGGTGTCCTAGCTCTAAGAGGGTTTGCCACATGATGTCACGGGCTTGCCCCTGTGTAGGCGCAACGTAAAAAACGTGCCCTTTGTCGGACTGTAGGGCGTTAATAATTAACATCCAAGCGGCTAGGCGAGACTTCCCTGTTCTTCGCCCAGCGGCTACTACCTTGAACCTAGTTGGATCAGAGTAGACCTCTTGTTGCCACGGCAACAGTTGTACGTTTAGATCAGTCAACTAACTGTAAACTCTGTAGTGCTTCTGTAAAGTCCTTTGATCCACCAAAGTGGTAGAATACTTGTGGTATGGATCTCTTTCCTGTCATTGTTTCTACTAAGTCCCATCCAGCTTGACCCGGAGGTATCTCAACGTACTTGTACTCCATGTTGAGTTCTTTTAAGGTTTTCTTAGTTCTTCTGCAAGCAGGACACCAATCAGCACCCAGAAAAGTAATCATTTTTATGCACCGTTAAAGTTTACAAATGTTGCTGGTTGCTCCAACAAGTCAAACGTTACAACAAACTCCATGTCTCCAGAACCAGTAGTGTACGCTTTAATGGCGTCACCAGACTGAAGGACAAACACACCGTCAGTTAGCAGTACGTACTCTTTAGACGATACGTTACCACCGCCTAAGATGTCTATACGGGTACTGTCAGCTTTGTCTACGTAGATACCAGCACCGTTAGTAGAGCCACCAACGTTGACTACGTACAGCATGTTCCAGTGTGCTACGTAACCGCTAGGGATAGTAACGATAGTCGATACGTCTGTGGTTGTTACGTTAGCGTTCTTAGTGTACAGCATCAGTAAGTCCATATCACAGGGACAGAACCCCGTGTATCTACGTGAATAAAGTCACTAGCGACGCCAATCCCAGCGAAACCCATTGCCAAAGCCTCTCTTATTATCGTGTACCGTTGAGCAGAGTTAGTTATTTTTATGTCTGCCGCTATTCCTTGCGAATGAGTTCCCGGTACATCTTTCTTTGCTTCTATTGGGTGCTGGGGTGATCTGTAGCCGCTAGTGATAACAAAAGGAAAACCACACCGATCCCTAAGTTCATCTACCATCTCCATGAACTCTGGTTCCATGTGGTTCTCACCTGTGTGTTGGCAGTTAAACTCAGCTACTGTGAAGTATCTCATTAATTAACTCTGGACCTCACGTAAGAAAACATAAGCTCTGATTGAGACTCAGCCTCGTCAATCAACGAGTTCACCTTCGATTGTGCTACTCTCTGGATAGCTAGAATCAATTGTTGCGCCTCCAACCCCAGTGATATTAATCTGGATCGCACTTCTCCCTCCATCTTTGGTGACCTCCTTCTCAAATGCACCAACAGGTAGTATCCTGTCCATTACTAGTTTCCAAGCCGCCGCTTGATTCTTGTGGTCGTGGTCCAGAGCGGCCTCAAAGATAGTCTCTAGTACCTTAGCTGACTTAGGACTCGCTAACATACGAGCTTTGTACTCGTTAATTATAGCGGCGTCACCCTTCGGACGCCCACGGACCCCTCTACTTCCCTTAGATTTAGCTGATATTTCTTTCTTTTTTGGTCTACCCCTAGACCTCTTACGTAAATTTATCTCTTTTCTAGCCTCTGCTTTGGCTTCTAGAGTACTTCTCTGAGGTTCTAGGGTGTCATCTTCCGACATTCTCCTGTTTCCTTGTGTTTAACGCTAGTTCGCATGAGTCCCCTGCCTAGGTTGTAACATATGAGGGGATCTATACGAACTGTTTAGTAGTAAACTAAGCCCCGCATACGTGTAACTAAATACAACCTAGTATATACTGTATATTATACCATATTTTTACTCAAAAGTCAAGCATTATTTATGTTAATATTACACAAAGTATACTAGGGACACTATAGATTTACTTGTGTTGCCCCGCCTTTGGGTAAACACGAGGTAAAACAGGGGGTTAAACACGAGTTAAAAACACTCTTTTTTACCTCTTTTTTAGCTAAATTCACTCTTTTATGAACAGAGGTGGGTACAACTATAATTAACACAGGTCAACCCCCTCCCCCCGTGTCAAAACAAAGGGCCACCCCAGTCTAACACAAGACCAACACGATTGCAAGGAAAAACATTGGTAATATTCACAAGGCATCAGGGGTTGACACGAGGCGCAGACTGTGGTAGTCACGAGGCCCGAAGGTTTACCACAGATGACACGAGTTGTCAAGTGTTTTATCACTGGTAATATTCACAGATGATTGTGGGTTGACAAATGTGTGAGCCTGTGTTGGACCCTATAGCTAACCGCA